TCCTTCATTAGTTTCTGCGACCAATCCTTCTCTGCTCCGCTATCATAGTATTCGTCACGATGGCGAAGGATGAGCTTGTTGGGTTGGTCCACATCGGTGTCAGCATAGAGGTTGTACATCTGAAAGATGGACTTGATATAATCGCTCTGCTTGATTTTGAGCGGCACATATTGGTTGATGTCCAGGATGCCACCAATCACTTGGATGTTGGCAGTTGGAGTAATCTTGATACGCACCGAGTTGACTATCAGCTCCACGTTTACGGGCAGCGCACCAGTGAACTGGCAGTATCCGTTCTGCCATCCAACCACGATGGTGGCTACCTGAGCAGCAGTCAATGATGCTGGGACAGTTCCATCACCTAACAACGCAGCACTTCCAGTGACAATCCCTCCAGTTAATAGCGTGACTCCGCTTGGAATAAGACTCATTTGATTGATGACTTGCTCGGATGATAGATTCGAGAACTGACCATTGTATCCAAGAATGCTGAAGCCAATGACTGGAGTCGCTTTGAATGGTGATAGGTTATTGAATACTAAAGTTGATGATGGATTCGTGTTGTCGATTTGGAATTCATAGTCAATCTGATACTCCATGATGTATGCCTCTCCAGCAGTTGCGCTGGTTGTGATGGGCACAGTGAACTCACCAGTGGTCGGATTGAATGAGCCTTGCACGTCAGTGATTTCAGTCCATCCAGTAGCATCCTCTCGGTAGTTGTTCGCAGTGGTTGAATCTACTGACAAAGTGAATGGAGTATTTTTCTCCTCTTCAACCAAGTAATCAGCCGCATCGAATGTGTTGCTGTCCCCATTGTAAGGAATCAACAGCTTGTCGAAGCGAGCAGATGCCAGGTCACTCCACTCGTATTGGAAGCCAGCAGTGGCGAAGATGCGGTCAAAGTATGTCTTGGCGTAGATGGCTGGCTTCATCTGACGCACGTTGTAGATATTGTCGGTGTCGTATGGCAGCACATACTTGAAGCCCTCAGTGATCGTGTTGTCAAATGTCGCCACGATGTCAGCAGCCGAGAAGGTATGGTTGAGGTCAGTGAAGTCCAGGTCAGTCAGCTCCTTGTTGGCGATGGCTGTGAAGAATTCGACTCTCGTGTCCTTTATCAGGACCTCATACTCGACAGCTTGCTCATAGGCATCGGTCTGCTGATTCTTGTTAACCGATAGCAACTGAAGCAGCGCATCCTCCATGATGGGCACGTTGTTCTGAATCACGCTGCACTTTGTGAGTGCATTGATGTCGAATGTGCCAGCGGATATGTTGACATCATAGTAGTGGTTGAGCAGCTCGTGGTTGTTCTTGCTACCCACCAAGGTGATGGTCTTGGAGAACGCTCCGCTGCGCTTGGTGAGGTCACGAATGTCCCCGACAGCAAAGTTCAAAGGAAACACTGTTCCCTCCTTCACATCAAGGAATCCATTCTCAAGTTGTATTCTAACCATTTACGTTATCCTGGTTTGCGAGGCGCACGGTGATTGAGTGGCGCATCAAGTTCTTATTGCGTTGATTGAGCATCTCGTATGCGTTGTTGTCCACGATGCATGGCTGATATGCCGTTGACTCGGGGATGTGAATCGGACAACCATCCTCATCGATGAGTGGGATGCCATCCTCTGTGGTGACGTAGGTGACAATTTTGAGGAAGGTCTGCGGTGATGTGACCAGCTCCTCGAAGTATGTCGCCATGTTCTGCGTCATCCAGTTCGTGTTGAGGTCGATGCGCTTGGTGACGTTGGTGTTGAATGTTCTGAATCCGAACTCCTCGGTTTTGTAGGTCCACTCATCCAAGGCATTGACGTAGCCAGCGATATCTTGGTTGTATATCTCACGAGTCACTTCACCACGCTCATATGATTTGAGTTGGAAGGCGAATGATGACCACGAGCCTAATCGGTCCAGGAACAACACATGATACTCGGAGATGAGCACTCGTCTGTCGAGGTAGATTCTGTACTTCACAGAGTCTTGGATTTGCAATGTGGTGCCGTTGTTGAACCACACATCATACCACTCAACAGTGTTGTCGATGAGGTCTCCTGTGCCCACCAAGATTCCATAGTTGTTCGGACCCACTGGTACCTGAAGGATGTCAGTACTCGAGATAACTGCCTTATAGAACACAGCACCATTCGAGTTCTCGAAGTAGATGCGGTCAGTGCCTTTCGGATTCTGGAGGTTGAGATATAAGTCTTGACCCAATGTGCAGTAGAAGTCTGCCGTTGGTTGGTTGGTCAGCCACAATGCAGTGGGTGTGTTGAGCTTGTAGTCGAGCTTGTCATACGTTGTCCAGTCCAACCATCTGAACGCTCCATTGAACACGCCATAATCTTCGAAGAGAGTGATGTCCCTGGTGATGGTCTTGCGCTTGTCAGCGTAGCTCACCGAGCCATTGATGGTCGCATCAGTGATCGTGGACCAGTTGACGTTGACCACGAATGCAGAGCCAGTTGCGCTGACCACGGTGTGCAGTCCTTCGAGCTGTGGGTTAGCAGCACCACCATCAGCTTGTGTGATGATGACCTGGTCTCCAGAAGCGAATGAGTTGGTGACGTTTATCTGCACGCTACCACTCGCATCAGTGAGGCTACTCGTGTAGGCTACCTCATAGACGTACTCCTCGCCGACCTTGACATCGTATGCGTAGAATGAATTCGGTGCGCCATAGTTGGATGTGAGCTCTGTATCGAGGTCCCAGCTCACCTGGTTCTGGAGCAGCTTGGACAAGTCCTCCTCGCCATAGCCAGTGCCGTAGGTTGGGAGCACCTTGTACTCTGCTACCTTGGTAGCAGTGCCAGCAGCGTAGACATCAAAGATGTATCGAAAGCCAGCCAAGTTTTTGTTGGTGGAATCGATGATGAACTTGAGTGGGTTATATGCCGGACTAAACGTCTGCGGACTCGCTATGGTTGTCTGAGCCATTCTCTTTGAGTTTCTCTATGAACTGCAATAACGGCAGACCATACTTGGTTGGCAATTCATTGGCGAATTCTACCAATGCCTTTACATTCTCTTCAGTGAGCTGAATCATAATCTTAAATTAAAGTTACGCCAATAGCGGCTGCAACGACTTGGTTAACGTAGTTGTTGTCAGTACCCCAAGATGCGAACTCTTCTTCGGTTAAGGTGTAGTTACCTTGCGAAAGTTGAAGTCCGTCTTCAGTTAGTAGCTGCCAATACGTTGTGCAAGTCGTTGCTTCAGTTGTAAAGTTAAGAACTAAAACGGACATTTGCGTAGCCGTTCCTGCGTTTAGTGGGTATACAATTGGTTCAATTGCTACTCCTTGTGTTGGTTGTGTTTTCATATTTTTATTTAATTAAATCCAAATTGTGCCGTTATAATAAGATATTACGTTTAGTGTTGTGTCGTATACCATAAGACCTGCCGCAGGTGAAGCAATGGCGTTCTTTTGAGTTGTGGTCATTCGTGGTGGTAGGAAGCCTTGTATGGTACTGTTTAGCTCTAGAATACTTGATGTCAATTGTGAGGTTCCTGAAACGGTGCTTGAGCCGTTTATTTGCAAAGTTGTAGAGCCTTGGTATCCACCATCTAGCCTATGTATTACTGTTTGATTATTTCCGCCAAAAAGAGCAACTCCTCCATTTATATTGTTAAATCTGTATGCATATTGACTAGCTGCGTATCCCGTGGCATTTATTATATACCCGTTGTTTACTGCTGTTTGACCAATAGTTACTGATGAAGACGCAGCACCTACTCCAAATCTACCAATACCGTTAACGTCAAGTCTAAAGCCTGCGTCTGTGGTGGTGTTGATTAGGAGGTTGCCTCTAGAACTTGTTCCATCGTGGCATAAAATTAAGTTAGCTTGATTGTTAGAAACTGTTTCTCTTCCTGCGTGAATAAACAAATTTACAGGAAGTTGACCTGAAGCCGCAAAATCTTCACTATTTATTATTGCTAATTTTGCTCCATCGTTTCTCTGACGTAAAAATGTCATAATTGAGTTAGATGGAGATGATGTCGATGTTGTGGAAAATTGAATGCCTCCATTCCCCGATTGTGGTCTAATTCTAATTAATTGTGACGCATCCCAACTATTAGTCGTGACGCTTGAAACAAGTAAAGCACTTGCATTGTTTGTTGACCTAATTATTAACGTATTGACTGCTTGAATATATCTACCATTTGGGTCATCAGCAATTCTAACATTTCCAACATCAAGTACATTAATTCCTGAAACAGTTTGAGCAGTCACCGAGTTATTTAATCTCGCAGTTCCATTGACGTCTAAACGGAAGCCAGCATCGGTTGTTGTGTTTATTAGGACGTTGCCGTTTGAGCGAACTTGCATTTTTGTTGTCCGTGTTCCGCCACTTGCGCCCGTTATAAATGAAATTAATTGCGGAGCATTACCCGAACTTGCATTGCTTTCAGCGTCAAAAGATAAACCTGCACTTGCTTGACCTGCTGTGCCATCAAATGCCGTGCTTAAAAACGTTGTAATTGCGTCACCCGATTGAACTGCGGTAGGACTTAAAAGTGTTCCCCTTGCTTTTGTACCTGCAAATACAGGTCTTTGAACGGGGTCGTTTGATGCGGCAACTTGTACGAATACATTAGATGCGTTTTCATTAGATGTGAAAATTGATGCTGCCGAGGATTGCAAAGATGCAGCAACCGCTGCGCCCAAAGTTAGAATGTTTGTAGGCGAACTCGTCCCTATCCCCAAGCGGCTGTTAGTGCCATCCCAAAATAAAGACGAACTCTGCTGCAACACATTCCCCGTACCTTGAAACAATACCCTTCCTATTGTACCCGAAGCTATCGGTGTAGTGCCGACTGTTAAGCCTGTGGGCGGTAGCGGTATCGCATCAATGAGTTCTTGACCAGTTATAGATCGTGTGACGTAGCTTCCACTCTCAATGGTGGAGACTTCGATGAGGTCGGTTGCTTCCAAGTCGGCTCCCTTGGGAGTCATCTGGGATATCTTCTGTGTTCTAAATGCCATGCTTATATTGCAGAAAGCGAGCCAAATGTTTAGAAGGCGAAATACGAGTCATCGGTGTAGTACTCCTGGCGTATGTGTGTGGCAGCGTAGCGGATGGCATCCATGGCATCATCGAAGAGCTTCACGGGTGTGTCATCAATGAAGTCGCCAATCTTTTTCCACTTGTAGTTCTCGTATTCTTTCTTGAGTTGAGGATTGTCCTCACAGAACACTCCGAAGGTCTTGATGTTGTCGATGCCCTTCTTGACTGACTTATCAGCGTTCTGAACATCGAAGCCAGCGTTGTTCATCTCGGCAATTATCTCGGGTCGTGCGTAGTCAGCCACGATGGTTACATTCTTTTCGACATCCATCTGCTGCATCCTCTCGATGAGGTTGGTGGTGGTCAGGTAGCTCTCATAGATGACCGGCTCGATGTAGATGTCATTGTCGCACCAGTAGACTCGCACCAGGGCTGTCGGGTGATTGTAACCAAAGTCGAGCCCATACACAAAGTTCACGAACCGAGCAGGTCGATGCTTGACGAATGTCCAGTTGGAGTATATGTTGCTCTTGCTGATGGCTTTCTCTCCGAGCGCATAGATTTGATACAAGGCTTCATCGGTGCGCTTGAGGTCCTCAATCTGCCGCTTGATGCTGTCGGGCAGAAATGGGTTGTCTTTGTACGTTGACTTGATGATGATGCTCTCCTCCATCGGTAGGTCATAGAGCCAGGATGATGACTCTGATGGATTGTAGTCGAAGATGAGCTTGTTCTCGGTCCTCATGTTCAGCTGCTGAAAGTCTTCGAACCATAGCTCATTGGCTTCATTGCACCAGCCCAGGTCCCTCTTGCGACCCCTGATTTTTTGCTCATTATCGACTGAAAAGAACTCCACGATGGACCCATTGTCGAAGGTGTAGATGTGCTCTGACTTGTTGTGGCTCATCACCTCATAGATGCCCATCTCCTTCATGATTTCAAAGAAGTCACGCATGACCGTTGCCCTCAAAGCTGGGAATGTCTTTCTCACGATGCTGACCACCTTGCCAGGATGTTGGAGGCAGTACACCACGATCATTTGGCACAGCGAGTAGGTCTTGCTCGAGCGGCTTCCACCCTCATTGATGATGAAGCGGATGCTCGGGTCAGCCAGTGCAGTGTAGTTCTTTTCGAAGATGACAGTGCTGTCGATTGAGATTTCAGCCATAGGTCAAGTTTAGGCAATGCGGCAGCCATAGGACAGTATTCTCTCCTATGACAGCTGACAGCAAATATAATAAATATATTACTCTGTCGGTCTAATTATGTTAACCTTCACCTCGGAGATGCTCTGCCCTCCAGAAGTGATGTCAGTCTTTTCAGTGAGACCATTCAGTCGCTGAGTGATGGATGCATTGAACTGTCCAACCATGCCGCCCTGAATTTGGTCGTTTCGAATTTCATCGCTTATGCGCGTGCAGATTGTCGTAAACATTGAATATCTCCCTCCAGTGTTTGCGAAATAATCGTGCACCACAAGTCCATTGTCGTGTGCAAATACTCTGAAGCCACTCATTGTAAGCGGTACCTCCAGTGGAATCGGTTCAGCCTTCCCAGTCTTATTTGAAAGGGAATATTGATACCTTGGATTCTCTTTCACTTTCTTTCTGTACTCAACGAAAAGCTGATATAGGTCCTCTGGCTCTTCGAAGTTTCTTGGTCTACCAGTTTTCATATCAATCCTAATCCTTTTAGTTTGCTTTCTGCCCAATCCTTACCCGTTTTGCCACCCCACAGAAGGAATGAAACGTATCCGCAGTCCTCTGGTGCTGAGTCCTCGAATGTAGGTTCTGCCCTGGATAGGTATGAATACATTCTCTTGATCGTGTCCACTGAAATGGGCTCTTGATTTGCGAGCTGCTGTCCTCTGACCTTGCCGACTTGTGTGGCGCACTTGTTGCCGAGCTCTTTGTTGAGTTCGATGCCTCTGCGTGCGTTGTTGCGTACAGAGTCGGGATAGTCAGAGTATGTTTTCTCTGCGAATGCTGCTCTGAACTTCGAGAATGCGCTCATTTTTGACTCTTCCCACATGGAATTGCACACAGCATATCGCTGGTCATTCTCAGGAAAGTCCTGGAGTGCTTTCTCATCGCCCATGCAGCGATTGAGGAAATCATCCTTGGTTTCGTTTGGTGTTGGCTTTGGCATTGGTTTTTCTTTTTCGTTTTGGTGTTGGTTCTGCTCTCGGAGCTTCCATCTGCTCATCTGCTTCGATGCCCTCGTATCGAATGCACTGTTCTGGTGCAGTTGTGGTCTCCTTTTCGAATAGATAGCCGAATCCGATGCTGACATAGTATCGGTATCTGTTCACATCTATATTGTCAACAACCACCGTCATGTTTCCGAGAGTGGTATTCTTGACGATAGTCTTGCCCTTGTATTCATCTTTTATTTTCATAGTGTATGGATTTAAGTGTGTTTTTTATGTCTGCGATTAGGTAGTGTGCTGACGTCACTGGAATGTTGAAGTATTGCGCCATTGATCGTGCTGTTGTGAGCCCTTTGTCGAAGTAAGCCTTGGCGACTGCAATCTTGACATTGTCTGTGAGCCCATCTCGATAGATGTCCACTGATGACTTCCATCCTTGGTATTGCTGCTCGATTGCGATTTTGTAGTTGAGGTCCTCCTCATCATCGAATTGGTCTGGCACTGCGATTTCTGATGCCAGGATTCGCTCATCCTTGAAGCTGTTGACGTTCTTCCAAATGACTTGACGCTTGATTGAGTTGAGGATATAGCTCTTGACCTTGCCGACATCCTCGGTGTTGTCATTGATTTCGAGACAGTGAAGGTATGCGTTGGAGATGACCGTGTCGATAGTGAGTTTCGGATTGTACTTGGAGCAGAAGTACCTGGTGTAGCGATACAACTCCTCATAGTGGGACGATATGTAGCGGTCAAGCGTTGCTTTCATACCAGTTGGTGAAATCTTTGTACCAGATTTTGCGTCTGATTTGCGAGCAGAAGCACTCACGGTCGGGCTGTCCGGTCACGCTGACCTTGATAGCCTTGAGTCTGTTCAGCACTTTCTTGGTGAGACGTTCTTTCTCATCCATTTCTTGCACTGCTTTGACGTATTCTATTTGCTCTCTATCCATTCGCTGATGATGTAGGCACCCATCGCTGTGATTGCTGCCGTATATATATTGCCTGAGAGTGCCAGAGCAGTCCAAAATGACGTACACTTCCAGCATCCGAATCCAGCGTGAATGTAATCACCGAGCTTTGAGCTTGGAATCACTCTCATGAATGTGAAGTCGATGACCCAGTGCAGAGGCTCGAAGTTGGCGATGAGCCACCCGAGTGCGAGGTATTGTATCAGTTCCATAGGTCAAAGATAAAATTAATAATCAATATGATAGCCACTGTGGCCACGAGTATCATGGTGCCGATTGCAGCCATCTCCTCACGTTGATCGTTTTGGTTTAGTTTCATTGTTCCTCGTTTACTATTTCTAATGTTCCATTGATTGAATAGCCAGTCAACCGAATCAACTGCTCGATGTGATAAATCAAGTCCTCAAGTTCCACATCCTCGTGGTCAAATTCATAGCTGGCCTTATGGCCGTAGTGGGTTATTTCTATTTTCATTTTTTTGTTGTTTAGTTTAAAAAAGCCTTTTTTCTCGGAAGGCTAACCTATCTCCCTACGTTGAGAGCCGCAGCCAATGCACGGCAGGTTACGTTCAACTCGTCAGTTGCATCTCTCGTTTACATTTCGTGTTTAGATATGTGGCAATTTTTACCCCTTATCCTTGTCCAGTTTTTTGCTCAATAAACTTGACATCTGCCTTCAGCTTTTCTATGTACAGCGTGGCATCCATCAATTCCTCCTGGAGATGATTCAACCAATCGGTGAGGCTCAAGTCATCACGATCTAAAGTGCGCCCATATTTCTGAATCCCGAGCTGGCTGCGCTCATAATACTTTGCCAGCACCTTGAGCACGATTGGGTCTTGTATTTGCTGTTCCATTAGTTAAGGCTTGAATATTGTTCGTAGAATTCCTCTGGAGTCACTTCCGAGATGTGTACTTCATCCGAGAAGGTGAGCACGATGCAAGTGTTGACACCTGGCATCATGTTGAATAGGTCATGCACCCTTGCAACCAAGCTATCGAGGTTGTCATTTTTGGTGCCTATGTATGCGATGAAGTACTTCATTTCATCAGAAAGTTGAAGGCTTGGATGTAGAACTCATCGCCCACCCCATTGCCTTTCATGAATCTGGTCAATGTGTAGTAGTTGAGATTCATATCTTCAGCCAAGTGAGTCATCCGATATCTCTTGGAGAGTCGGGACCTCAACTCTTTATGGATGAAGTCCCGAATGTTCTCGCCATCAGAAAGGTAAATCGTCATCGATTTCATCTGTGATTGGTTTTGATGGTGCTGCGATGCGGATATCCCATGCATTGAGGCTTACATAATACTTGCCGTTGTACTCTCTGCCTCGAAGGTCGAACTTGACCTCGCATTCTTGACCGACTCTTGCTGTCTCCAGGAACTTCACTCGCTCATTAACTGCTTGGAACTGTACCAACTGCGGATACTTGTCACCGATTGATAGAACGAATTCTCTGATGTTCATTTTCTCACTCACTTGTTTGGCTTCACCAAGGTGGTGAATAGTGCCCTTTGCTTTTAGCTCTTCCATTTTTATTTGTTATTTAATCGTTCATAATATTCATGATATAAATCTGATGCTTCCTTCAATCGAGCAATCATCTTCTCCTCAAGCAACTCATCTCTGTCAAACCAAAGGGCTGTGATTCTTTTCTCTGGCGCATGGTGGTCGACTCTGTGGAGCTGGAGATTCTCGTATTCGTTTAGGAACTCATCCCAAGTGGTGACCATGCAGTATACAAGCTCGGCACATGGCTTGTCATAGAGCATCATGTATGCTCGAAGCTGCCATTCATACTCTGGCTTATAGGCATCCTCTTCAAATTCTGGGAATGTATCGAGAGACCACGATGTTTTGACATCGATGATGCGGTCCTCTGTTACGATATCAGCCGTACCAATGAGATAGTCATTCTCAATGGTGATATCGTTCTTGACATAGTCAGTGAACCTCACCGAGTTGAGCAGATTGATTGACTCCAGCTCTTGCTCTCTACCTTTCCAGATGTACTTGTTGTTGAGTTCTGTGGTGTAGTTGTAGAAATCTTCTTTTGCACACTGCTTGATGTAGCTTTTGGCTGTTTCTCCGATGCTGTCCTTGGCTCTGCCATTGGTCATCAGCTTACCGATTTGCGATGGATGCCATTTCATAGTGCGAGCATTTTAGATTGAGCTTCAGTGAGTGCATAGTTAGCAGCCAACTGCTGTGCTGTATACTTGCCAGCTTCGATTGCTTCGAGTGCTGATTTGAATCTCTCTGCGTTGATCGTTGGCTTGCCTTGAGGCGCAGCTGCTGCTGTGTTTCCATCATCATCAACGGCTTGAAGTGAGAGCAGTGACTGCAAAGTACCTCTACGGAAGTAAGTGACGGCAGCGAGCACCTTTTGTGGGTCTGTGATGACTGGAAGGCTCATGAATGACTCGATGACCTCACCAGAATCGATGTCGATGATACGAGTCACCACATCATTTCCCACCACTGGCTGCAATAGAAGCAGTCCATGCTCGTGAAGGATAGGCTCCACTGTTGTGAGCAGCGCATTGATGTCAGCATAGCTCTTTTTGAAATGTGGATTCGTTGCATTCTTAGCAACCTTTCCAATCTGCTGCTTGGCAGCGTGTAATTTTTGCCAAATGTTCATTGGCTCTGCGAGTGTAGCCTCCGCTTTTTTTGTAGTCATAATATATTGTTTTGAATTGTAAATATACTGATTTATTTGATTGATTCACAAAATTGCTCATAAAATTTTAAGAATCCTTCAAAATCTTTTGCAATAACATACACACCACCAGCTTCCTCGATGGCTTTCTGGTATGCTTTCTGCACATCTGACTGTCTATCCTTGCCATACTTGACCTCAATCTTGACTGAGCGTCCCTTGATCGTGGCGGAGATATCTGCCGAGCCTGGTGTGCCGGTTCCCTTGGTCCATTGCCCACCGATGGCGACTCCATCAGTGCGGTATTTCTTTCGATAGACTCCCATCGTGTTGATTCGCTCCGCTTGGCATCCACTGAACTGAAGGAATGCGATGATTGACTTGGTCAGTGCATTGGCTGAGTTGTCATTCCATTGGTCCAGGGCGATGAGGTGAGGTGGGATAGTTGGATACTTTTCCATTTTGTGCTTCAATTGAAGGTCTTTTAGGATTTGTCGGTGTTGTCGTGTCATAATTATTCATTAAATGTTTAAAATGTCTATCAGTAAAATCATAACCGTTATGATTTAAAGTCCTATACGCAAAATGTATGCACGAATCAAAGTCTGACTTTGTCAGTGATTCTTTTAAAATTTCCATTTGCGTATATGAGTGAATTGATTTGCTTTGTAATTCTTGAAATTTTATTTCTAATGCTTTGAATTTCTGAATTTCCAAATATTTCAATTCTTCTATCGATTGTATTTCCTTCATTTATATATATTTTAAATGTCAAGATATTTTGATGTTCAATGAATTGTTGTTTTTTTTCACTTATATCTGATGTTTTAATGACTTCAATTATACATTCTTTCCCACATAATAACTGACATTTAATATCTGCCCTATATCGTGAATTTTCAAGAATTTGTTCTTCTTTGGCATTTTTAATCATTATTTTATAATTATCAAAAACAATAAAACCATCTCTAATTATTTTAATTTTTTCATTACGATGCTCTGGGCTTTCATTTATTCTATCAAAATCTTTAGGATGTTTTGCAAAATGCCATTGATTTACCTCTCCTTGTCTTGGTATCAATCTAACTGATTTATCTTGATATAAATAAAATTCTTTATTGATTTCTTTGTCTACATCAGTAATGTGTAAAGGATTGCAATTCTCATCAAAAGCATATTCTATATTGACTAAACTCATCCCTTCGCTTTTTCATTTAACTCATCCCAAATATCATCAGAATCTGGAGTCGGTTTGGGAGTTCCCGATTCAAGAAGGAAGTATCTGCCGTTGTGATTTCGACCTTTGGTGATGTTGTAGCCTTTATAATCAGCATACGACTGCACCCATTTTAGGAATCTGCGTGGCTCGAGCTCCTTGAATGATGTGAACTCGGAGGTGAACTCTTGAATCTTGGTGCCGTTGTAGTGGTACACATCGAGAGCGAGGTTGCCTTCCTCCACCCAATCAAAAAAGTCCTTGCACGTTGCCTGAATGAGTCGCTTGGCATCTGCGTTGATGCTGATGGCTTTCATCAATCCATTTGTCAGGTACTTCTGGAGATTCTTCACCATGTAGTTGTCGAACTTCAACCAATCTTCATCGGTCCAGGAGTCGAATAATAGTCGACCATACTCATCGAGTGGGCTGCGCTTTGAATGAAAGTACTGATAGAACTCCAGCTCGTGACGTCTGCGATCATGAGAAGAGCCTGCACCACTGATGACATAGTTGGTGGTGATGACAATCTTTGGTGAGCGGTTGAATGGGATAAATATCTCATCCTTATTCTTGCGATTCACGGTGATTCCCTCTGTGATTAGGCTGAATAGCTGCTCGAAGTCGAATGCTTTGCGCACATCATCGAATGCCAGAATCTGCGTGTCCAGGTTTACTCGCTGATAAACGAAATCAGACTTGGATGGATTGAAGCTCTTGCCATCTATCTTGACGACTCTGCGCAGATTTCCGAGCGCAGCCAGCATGAGTGACTTTCCAGAGCCACCATTCGGGTTGTCATCGATTTCTTGGTCATTGAAGATGATTGCTTTCTG